TAATGATTGATAGTTTAATCATAGTCTTCTTCGTCCTCGTCTTCTCTGTTGATATTCGGCATTAAATGAGCAATTACAGCGCTATCAAGAAATATTACTTCAAGAACACACTCGCCCGTACTATATACCGCCTCTATCATGGCTTTTAAATATTCTATATCTTGCATTATTCCCCCTCGTGATCCTTTTTCTTTTCCTTCTCAATCCGTTCTTTTATCTGTGCTAACATTATTGCGCTAATTGTGCTCATTTCTTGCCCTCATTCCACCATTCAATAAGTGATTTCTTGCAATCATCACATAAATCAACACATTCCCAACTGTCATTTAATTTGCGCAAAGAAAACTGTCGAGATAATAACGAAAGTCTTTTCGTATAAAATTGCGGTTGCTTATCTAATTCTTTCCCACATCTATCACAATAATATTTCTCTGTTGTCTTTATCATGCTTTTACCTCTTCCTATGAAACTCTTGCGTTTTGCCGCACTTGTCGCACTGATATAGATACCAAGTATCATAGCTGTGTCCAACCGCCTCTTGATATACCCAATTCCCACCACACGAACAATGCCCGTCATTCCATGCGTTAGAATTTGCACAGTAGCCTATAAATAAAAGAAACAGCAATATTGCTAGTATAATTAACCTAATCGTTATTTCTTCTTTCATGCTTTTACTCCTTTAATACCAATTCCCTTGACTGTCTTGCGTTATCTCTTTTCCACAATATTTACAGTGCGCATGAAATGAAGCACCATCATAGCTCTGTCCACTGTCATCGGGTCTGTGCCATCCTAAAACATCGTGATACCATCTTTTAAACCACCCGAAAGCAAAATATAATATTGCACTTCCGTAAAAAATACCCATGAATCCAAATATTACATATATAGCAGTCACTTCTCTTCCTCCTTAAACACCCAACAATCACCTTGCTTGTCTATGATCCCAAGCTTATTTAATTTCCTACAAGCTATTTCTGCGAATGATTCTGAGTTTACTTCCCATGATTCTTCGTTTATTACTTCTCTCGCTACCCAAATACAAAAAGCCATTAGTTTTTGATCTTCATATTCCATAGTGTTAAATGCCTTTGAAATCGAGCATGATAGTTTTTTGTAAGCTGTTTCAAGTTCTTTCAGATCCTCATATACTTGTTTTGTCATTCTTCAACCTCACATTCTATTGATTCTGCGTCTATGTCATAAGGGCAGCTTTGATAAAAATTTTTAATTGCTTCTTCTTCTGAATCTGCCTCTGTATTGTCTATGTAGACAACCATAGCCGATACGATATATTTACTCATTCTTTAATCTCCTTATATGGTTAAATTATCTGAACGAACTTTTCGGACTTTAGTACACTTTCTGAAGGATCTATTGTTAATGTCATCTTCGTATACTCAGCTATTATTGGGAATATCTCCCATGTTGCATTACCATTTCTCTTGATTCCGATTTCATAATCAAGAGCCTGATGTTCTTCTGCCCATTCATATAGACCACGTACTGTCATAGTGTTTACTCCTTATCCAAATAGCACTATATGCCAAATCAATGTAACTACAAATATAAAGAATGCAACTGCACAACCTAGAACAAAAATCCATTCTTTATCATGTTCATATAACCATTTGTGTAATAGTAGAATTAACGCAATTACTACTAATGTTCCCACTGCACACGCAGCTGATATTAACCAAGTCATAATCTTTTACTCCTTATCCATTAAAGCCCCGCAAGCTTCGCAGTAATTCATATTGTTTTCCTTGGCAAAATTCTTAATGTCCTTGCGTAATTCGTCTAATTCTTCCAATGTGTAACCCGCAGAGTTGTATGAATAGTCCTTAACTCTCACAGTATTACAAACAGAGCAATACAAATCAGTACATCTGCCTCTCTGTGTAAGTTCCCATTTGCCATGTATAACAGTTGTTAATTCGGCTGACTCGGATTTTAACTCAGTTGAGTTAAACGCTTGCTGAATTGAACAAGTTAACTTTTTATAAGCCGCTTCAAGCTCTTTTAGATCGTCATATACTTGTTTTGTCATTCTTTATTCTCCTTATATTCGGGTACGGGATGCCATGCGATAGGATTGAAATAATAATCTTCTTCTGGGTCGTCACAGTCTACACGCCAACTTAAGGTTCTTTTCCAATTTTCAAACATGTGTCCTACACTTATGCAACCACGACTATTAACAACTAATACATCCTCTTGCTCTTTAGGTAATTGCTCTGTTACGGGAATCCAGTCTTGCTTTAGTGCTTCTATTGCCATGTCAATAGCGTCTTTTTCCTCGGAAGTTATTTGATACACCGCATCTGTCTTTATATCGTATAAATCTACTATTGCTTCTTCTCTTGTCATTTCATTTCACCTCTTTATTTACCTCGTAGTTAATTCTCCCACCTTTGCAGCTTTTCCGAGTTCATAAGCGATTTGCAATAAATCCGCTCTGTATTGATTTTGTTTTAGTGCTTCTATCCCTGCTTCAATCGCATAATATTCAGGCAAGGGGTGTTCTTCGTATCCGTAACCCTCTATGTAATTTCTTTTGATTCCTTCAAGATTTGTTATTGCTATTTCTCGTTCTTCTCTTGTCATATCCTTACCCCTTTAGCTTTTAAATATTCTGTGCTTGCAATCAATATGGCTTGTTTTACTTCGGTTGTAGCTTCGCCCAAACAATCCTCGATCTTCTTTCCGAGGTAATGCGAAAAAACCTTTATGTCGTTGCAATTCTTCAACACCAAATATTTACTTCCGTTTTTGTCGTAAGCGTAGTATTCGCCGCATATTCCTTGTTCGGTTTCAAAGCATTTCAATACATCAATTTTCATTTTTCTCCTTTTCCAGCTTCTTAATCCGCTTCTTAAGCTTCTCTATCTCTGCCATGTTTACGCATACCAGAACGCCGAGCCAGAACACCATGCCGACGATCGTGTAAAGTGCTATATAGTGCGTCATTCATCTACCTCCAACCATACTTCGATACTTGTCTCGCCCTCTAAGCGTGGAGCAAACTCTGTTACCTCAAGGTGTCCATCTTTCTGTGCTCTCTCGATGGTTATATATTCGCCTGTCCTTGCGTCATATACAGGAACGTTGCATCTTGTCCAAAAATCCCATAACTCAAAAGTTTTCTTTTGCATTCTCCGACCTCCTTAAAAGAAATCCTTTAAGCTCATACCGAGTGAGTTGAGATACGGCTCCGACCAGCTTGGTTCGATGCCCTCGGGTTCCTCCTCGATTGGCTTTATGTCGTATGCTTGTATAAGTTCGTCCAAATAGTCGCTAACCAAATCGCTCAGTACATCCGACGCATTAAGCTTATATTTTTCACAAGTCTCGCTTATTTTCTCGGCTGTCTTATGTTCAACCTCTATATATCTCTTGTCTTTCGGCTTTTTCTTGGTAAGGTCTACTTTTTCACCGTTTAATATGGTTCCATACCTACATTCATCCGTCACACGATCGTATAACCATTCTTTTATACAATTATCGTTGTCGTGGCGGTCAAAGTATTTGCCCCCATACTCGATATAATTGCCTTCTATTTCTCCGCCGCAGCATTCACACTTCATCCCGCAGTCTCCTTTTTCTTTTGTTGGTAGCGTTTTTTGAAATAGTCGCTATACTTCTGTTTGTTATCGTGGTAACGCTGGCGCATACGCTTTTTTATCTTCTCTTTGTTCTCTTCGTAGTAGTTCGCCCAATACTCGCTGCGATCATGTGTCCTCTTTGGCGGCTTGCCCTTTGCTTTTGCTTTTTCTGCGGTTCTTTCGTCGTAAATACATTTTTCATACGGACAAGTTAAGCAGTCATTGTGATTGCAATTCATGTTTTTTACCCCTTCTTCTCTCCAAAATTTCTTCTCTATGTTCCCTATACCATTTCTTATATCTTGCGGATATCTGCTCTTTGTTCTTTTCCCGATATGCTTTGTAGTATTCTTTACTGAATGCCGGAACGTCTAAGTTTTGCTTGATGTATGTTTTTCTGTTTTCTTTCAAGATACAATCGGGATATTTGCAGTTAAAACAATCTTTATCGCATACCATTTTTAAATCCTCTTTGATATCTCGTAGTAAAACTGCTGGCGCTTCTCGGAGAATACGTTTTTATCAACAGGCATTCCTCGTTGAATAAGCTGATAGATCGTAAGCCCTTGCGTAACTGCCAAGATGATATAATCCTTTAATCTCTCGTCAACTTTCTTTGCTGTATCTTCAAGAAGCTGCACTTTCTTGATTAGTTCTGTTCTACGGATTGCGGTTTCTGCGGTAGAATCATACCCTCCCGAGGTCTGAACCTTATCTTTGTCATAGCGGATAGCTTTGTTGTTATCAGGTAGCACTTTTAATTCTGCTACCCATAACGGGTATCTAAGGCACCAGTGCACCGCTGTTATGTAGTCCTCTTTTGGTATATGGTATTTGCTCTTTTTTGTTGGTGTCCTATACCTCATTCCATCCCCCTGTTCATCTTGGCTATCGTGTCGCCCGCGTCTAAGAGTAATTTGATTATGTTCTCAACAAACGGATTTCCCTTGTATTTCTCGCTTAGTCTGTCAATCTCCCTCATATACATTTCCCATACCGGGTCGTCTTTTGGTGTCTGTCCCGCTTTCTGAATGGTCTTAAGGATCACCCAAGCGTCTGAATAAGGCGCATATATTTTTTCTTTAAACTCCTGAGTTTTCATACCTCGCCCCTCCTAGTCAAATAAACTTAATTGCCCCTTTACGTTGTGTTTACCTTCTTCTATCCACCAGTCAAACACTTCTTGTTCATCTTTCCATATCTCTTTTAAGCCTTTTTCTTTTCGCGTCTTAAGCATTTCCCTAAAAGCATTTAGATATAATGTTTTGTATTGCGGATAATCAGCAAATTCTTTTTGTCTGCGGTGATATGGCGCAAGCGGGCAGCCGATACAACCAACGCGATCATAACCACGACTGTAAAGCGGATTTGTTTTTATATCTTTTTCTCTGATATATTCCCATATATCCGTATCTAACCAGTCATAAATAGGGTTTACTAAGGTGCTTCCTTTTTCTTTCATCAGCTTAATTAGTGTGCAATCCCACACAGGGTCATTAAGCTCTTGTGATTCTCTGTGTACTTCCTCTGTGTGGTCTAACGAAAAAAATGTAGCTTGCCTGTAATTCCCCCCCTAATGCCGAAAAGCTCGCGCCCTTGCCGCTTTGAGCTTTCTGCGGCTCTTACTCCTAAAGCGCATATTCTGTTCGGCGCTCCTGTTTCTTTGAGTATCGAGCAACAGTACCGGATTATTCGTGTTGGTGGAATGCCTTTTTGTTTTATTAAGCTCCACATGGTTGTGGCAGTTCCGTCCGGGTTTTTATGATAATCAATGCTTGTTTTTATTCCGCGTTCATTTAGGCTCTTAAATGTATTTCTGATGTGGTAAACCGTTTCGGGCGCGTCTACTGTTGTATGGCTATTTAAAACTTCAAATTCATCTATCTTTAAACAGCTTTCAGCCAAGTGCAAAAGTACGTCGCTGTCTTTGCCACCACTGTATGTAATTATTAAAGGCGCTTCATAGTATGTTCTTGACATTTCAGCCGCAAGCCTTAAAGCCCTTTTTGAATACTCAATCTTTTCCGCGAGTGTCCAGGTCTGTCTGTCTGTCTGTCTGTCAAGGGATCATTAAGAATCGTTGTTCCCAAGTCAAGTGTTAATTGTTCCATTTCCCCTCCTAAAACGGTATATCCATATCCTCCGTAACGTCGATAAACTCTTCCTCTTCCGTGAATGTCATTGTCTTACCGCTGAAAATAAGCTCTTGTTTTGTGTTCCCCGTCTGTCTGCCCTTCTCAACTTTTATCATTTTCTTGGCTCTCTCTTCTGAGTTGGGTGTCCATATCATCAAGATCGTTGAGGCGTCCTGTTCCAAGTCTCCCGCTTCTCTTAGCTCTGACATTGTTGGTTCTTTGTCTTTGTTTTGCTCACTCACTCGGTTTAATTGAGACAAGGCAAAAACAGGAATATTAAACTGCATGGCTATTCTTTTTAATCCTCTTGATATTTCCCCGACTTCTTGATATCTGTTAGCTCGTTGCGTTTCAGGTCTGACAAGCTGAAGATAATCAATGAAGATCACGTCGTATTTGTTTTTTAATTGCTCTGCCTTAATATCGCTTACCCTTTGAGTTCCGTTGTAGAGATATAGATTTACTTCCTCGGCTAACTTCTCGTTGCCCTTTTCAAATCTCTCTTTTTCGTTATTCAGGAAGCACAAAGCATTTCTTACGCGGTTCATATCAATGCCGCTACTGGAAGCTATCGCGCGCTCATACATCTGCTTCGCTGTCATTTCTAAGTTAAAAAACGCAACTTTTAATGATTTCTTTGCGTACCTTCTTGCAAGCTGTAAAGCAAAAGCGCTTTTTCCTCCCGCTGGTCTTCCGGCTATGATGATTAAATCTCCCGCGTCGAAAGAACCGATTGTTTTATCAAGTCCCGAGAATCCTGTGTCGTAAATCTTATTACCCTTGTCTTTGAAGTAATCGTCTTGATATTTAACAAGGTCTGCCATTCTAACCACACCGGTGTTTTTGGATTCCTTAAGGCTGTCAACGTTTTGTGATAGCTCTTCAAGAATTGAATCAACGTTGTCTGCGGTTATCTCTGTATGGCTTAATATCTCGTCAAGCTTCTTCGCCCTATATCTCTTGCGAATTTCCTTGCAGCACCATTCGTCGCTTGTTGAGGCGTCGTGATTATCAATGATATCTGCGATTATCTGATTAGCGGACTGCCTTGATATCACATCAGATACGATTGAATCAACCACTCTCACGGCGTTTATTTCTTCTCCGTCTTTGTCCCATTTCTGACATAATCCGTATATCTGACCGAAAACAGGATCACTGAACATTTCTGCCGAGACATTTAGTTTTACAATCTCTTCAGGAGACATAAGGACTGAGCCGATTATATTTTTCTCAACGTCAATCATCCCATATACTCCTTTATGAGCTGCGCAAGCGATTTCATTTCTGTACCGTCGCTACGGTGCTTATTAGCATAGCTGGCGGCTTTATCTCTGAAATCCTCGATAGCCTCGATTCGTTCGCCTCTTGGATAATCCGCTATCATCTGCAACAGTGCCGCGTAATCATCTGCGCTCTTCTTTTCACCTAGAAGGTCTATAAGCTCGTACTAACAGCCCCTTGCCG